CTCTAAAGGATCGATGCCAAACTGCTTTTTATACCATCCACGAATCATAGGATTATTTTGTGCCAATTGTTTTATATCTAAATCTTGCGGTTGTTGTGTTCCGGTACTCATCTGATCTGGCGTGCGTTGCTGCCCCAATGTTTGCATCATATCTTGCAATTGCAAAGCAGGATTCCTAGTATATTCAGACTGTCTATGAGCATCTTGTAACGCCTGAATCTGATAAGGCATCATCTGTCTACGAAAATCCATTTGCTCTTGTTGTTGTCGTGCCTGCTGCGCCATACGCTGCTTTTCAAGTTCACGTTGTTGCATGGCAAGTCTTGATTGTTGCAAACGCTGTTGCATGTTTTCAAGACCTTGCAAAAAGCTTGTGCCCGGTGCTCCGGGTAATGGTAATGCCATATCTATCCCCTTATGACCATGCGCCGCGCCCCCATGAACCCTTACCCATTCCGCCAGTAAGATAGTCCATGCCCATGCCTAAACCCGCATTTAACAAGCCACCAAACATATTTGCACCAGATTGCCGTCTTCCAAAGGCTGCTTCTCCTAAATCACGGCCAGTCTGAACAGTCTCTTGCCCCATTTGTCCACCCACTTGCGCCCCCGTTCCAAACATCCCCTGCAAGCCTTCTACGCCGCCCATGTATTTTTTCATTAAATCATCTAAATACTGTTGCCTGTCTTGTTGCATGATATTTGATGCGCGCTGTTGAATACCACCTACAGCCGCTGAGCTACCCAATAAGCCTTGTGCGCTCGCTGAATCCATACCTTGTTGCTGTGCTTCTTTTTGTAATTGTTGGGCATACGGTGATTCCTGATAAGAATCAACCCATCTTTTTTGCAAATCAACAGGATTCATTAAATCGGATAAACCTTTTTGCAATCCTGAAATGGCATCAACACCCGCCTTCTGAAAAGGTGCTTGATACCCTGTTGCAGTATTCAAAGCATTTCGATACTCTGTCGCCGCATCATCATATCCACGCCCTGGATGCATAAAATCACTAAACCAACTCATTACAATCCCCCTGCTGTTAAACGTGCATCGATACTTGTTAACTCATCCTCAATTAACTGTAAATTATAATTTATTTCATCAACTAAATTAGTCATCCACCGCTTTAAATCTTCTGGTAAAATCACCCCCTCAATAGGCGGCGTATCGACTCTATTTAATATAACACTCATTAGTTAGCACCTCCACTAACACGCCTTCTATTTTGAACCGCACCCAATATCACAATGGGAAAAGGACTAACACAAACAAGTTTATAAGTTCTATTTCTTGACACGCCCAATTGATACCATCGCATTTTCCATCGGTAGTAACCAGTTTGTGCAAACTCTCTAACATCGGAACTGTAATACATCATCCCGCCATTATCTGACCAATATAATTCAATGTGAGGCTTGAAAAAGTTATTATAAGTTGGCTCATCTGGACTCGGTGTATTCGATTCCTCAGAAATTAAAAAAACGGGTTGTCCACTATTGTCAGGATCTTCTGCAATTAAATACACTGGCTCACCATTTACATCCGCATCTTCAGAAATTAAAAATTCAGTATTTTGAAAAGGCGTGTCACTCCCAATCGAACCCTCAATGCCAAACACAAAATCAATCTCAACATAATCAGTTACAAACTCAGCATAATCCGGTAAATAAATTTGTTTTGTAACTAATTCACATCGCATGGGTTCAGATATATATGCATTGGAAGAATTTTGATTTGGCTCATTGATATTGCGTATTTCATTAACATAAAAACGCCCTGATAATTCATAAACCGTTGTATCACCATCAACTGACACCAAGTGTTTATTTGAAAAAAATACATGATGTTTGGCTCTGTTACGTTCCCCGTTTTTCTCAATAGAACGATACCATTTTTTTGCCATAAAATTATATTCTATGGAATTAGGGCTCGTTTCATTTATATAAAGAATTTGATTATCATCATAATTACCAGCAGATAAGCGATAAAAAACAGTATTTTCATATTGATATAAAAATCCAACGGAATCGCCACTCACAAACGGGCTGACGGTTCCATCCTTAGTCGTTGTTTCAAATAAAACATCAATCGCTTTAGTAGATAAAGGCTTTGGCATCCCTCCATCTGATACCATGACTTGTATTAACCCATTTTTATTTTGAGCAAGAAAACAAATCATCCCAAAATCAATATCTAAGCTATTATAATTAACTAAACCAAAATCCCAATCATAAGTTGTGTTCTTTCGCCATGGGAATGAAACATCAAAGACCTGAGAAGGATTATTTGACCAAACGCCAGTCGTAAAGTCAGTAAAAATATAAAGTGTATTATGTAAAACAGCAAAGCCTTTTATGGTGCCGCGCTCTTGTGCAAAAACAGCAGCTGTTGGAAATACATCCGAGGGATCGTAGGACACATCACGAGCATTGACACGACTAAGATTAAATTGTGATGTAGAAATACCGGCAACGGCAAAGCGATTACCAAACGTGACTACATATTGAGGATCGCTAATCGGCACATCAGTAATTAAATCAAAAGTTTCAGCATTTTCCCGGTAAATATACATATTTTGACCATCACAAAATGCAACAAATGTATCATCCGGTGCCACTAAATAATCCATAGTAACCAGACCACCGGATGCAATGAGATTACCCGGATTTATCTGTGTTTTTGAAAATGTAATTCTGTCAATTCTAAAGATTTGCGATCCTGCCACCGAATATGCAAATCGCTCTGAACGCTTAAGCAACCGTGGTTCAGTACCAAAAATCAATCGATTTTGACCGCTTGTCTGAACATGTCTACGGCCACACTGAGGATATAAAGCATATCCTTTTTTTCCACTTTCAGCGGGCATTCCTGTCCAATTGGCACAATCCTCTGAACCAAATTGTATAAATCGCTGAACATCAAAACTGGTGAATATTGGTAATTCTTCTAATGCCATATCAAATTCCAGCCCTTACACGCCAAGATCCATTTAAAAAGTCACCTTCATCCTGGTCAATTTTTAAATTTAAACTCGTGACTGACTGAATGTCTTTTAAAGCAGACTTATATTCATCTTCTAACTTTTCAGTCCATGCATCGGCTCGCGCTTTAAAATATGCAACATCTTTTGCCACAGCAAATGTAAAAAAGCGAAAATAATTTTCAGGAAGGATGCTCATATCATCATTAAGCGTGAATGCTTCTAATTGAAATTTACCGCGACAATAAAACTCATAACTTTGCGATGGTGCAGGAAAAATTCGAACACGTGTTAAATCTGTTTCAGGATACAAAACAGCATATCTTGGCAAGCCTTTTAATGGCTTATATTTATAAGCTGCATGAAAGTCGTTTCGATTATAAATATTGAGTGGGTAAGTCACCCCTTCTAATATTAACCAGGCGTTTTCCATCGTTATTAAACGCCCTTCAGTGACATCAGGGGTTGGAATATAGCTTGGTGAACCAAATGTTATGTTTTGTTGATTAATGCCAACAGGTACGTTTACTTCACGCGCAATCGTTAAGTTTAATCCAGACAAAGCATAGTGTTTAAGTAATCGATTAAGATAACGAAGCGCATCGCTTTGATCGCTACCGTGTAACGGCACGCTGGGGTTTTGTGCTGTAATGAGATTATAAACGTCTCTGATAAACTGCCGTACTGTAGTCATTAGTGACCTCGTTTTTTACGTAGTTTTTTTTCATTTTTATTTATTTCAACTGGTCTATCAAACCACAACCCAGACTCAACTAATTTTATATACTCATCATAATTACGGGCTAATTGTTTATTGTTATTTCTATCATATACAAAAGCTGAAAAATTTTTTTTATCGACCCATCGATTTAAATATAAAAATTGATTTTTTAAATCCATTGCAAAAACTCCTGTGAAGGTGGGCAAGCCTAAGCCTGCCCAGTCTTAAGTTAGCTGCGGACACGTACAGCAAACTCGGGGTTGATTGCAACACCACCTAATACATCCAAGCGATCTAACTGCAAATAGTTTCTGATATCAGCACCCAATGTATAAGTCATAGCCATCTTATACAAATCGGAATAAGTTGTGCTTGCCTCAACACCACCTTTCAATTCTTTGATAGGGG